GCTTTCTTTTTTTGCGTGCAAAAATAAGAGCTTTATGATACATTTTGAATTTGCTTTAATAAAGGGCTTTTGCATAGGTGTTACTATTGATGAAATTGATGATGTTGATGTTATAGAACTGCGAATGTTTTTTTTAATATTATACATAGGAATAATATTTGACAATGGGTAAAGGTAGGCCTCCAAAACCAACAGCTTTAAAGAGAATGGCTGGCACAGATCAGCCTTGTAGAGTAAATGAGAATGAGATGCAAGTTAGTAGGCTTGCTAACATTCCAACTGCACCTATAGCTTTAAGTGAATACGGACAGCGCGAGTATGAGATAGTATGTACAGAGCTACACAGCAAAAGAATGCTGCATTTAGTAGACCTATCTTTAGTTACTGCTTACGCAAATGAGATGGGCTTGTATGTAGAGATGGAACAAAAGCTAAAAACACTTGGGCGAATAGATGAGTTCTATAATGAAGATGGTGCACTAACTAAAAGACAAGCAAAGCCTGAGCAGAGAATTGCAAACGATGCCCTAGCTAAAGCATTAAAAATAGCTTGTCAGTTTGGGCTTACTCCATCAGCTAGAACAAGAATAAACGCACCTGAGATTATAGATAATACTTTTAAATTATGAAAAATAGAAATCTAAAGCATTCTGATAATTGGGCTACACCTGATTATATTATGAAACCATTATACGAGGAGTTTGGTAATATGTTCGATCCTTGCCCATTAAATCATAATATAAATAATTGGGATGGATTAAATATAGATTGGCATGATATAAATTTTGTTAATCCTCCTTATAGTAGAAAATTAAAAAATGCTTTTGTTAAAAAAGCTATTGCAGAAAGTAAAAAAGGCAAAAAATGTGTTTTATTATTGCCAGTAAGTACGTCAACAATATTGTTTCATGAATACATTTTGCCGAATGCAAAAGATATTAGATTTTTAAAAGGTCGTGTTAAATTTATTGGGTATAATACAAAAGGCGAACTAGTTAAAAATAAGTGTGGTATGCACGATTCTATGATAGTAATAATATGAGTAAATACTATTTTGATGAGGAAACAGCTAACAAAGCTGTTCAGTTTATAGAAACACATCTAACACATACAAAGGGCGAACTTGCAAAAAAGCCTTTTATACTACAGGAATATCAAAAGGAGCAAATCATAAAGCCCTTATTTGGTTGGAAAAATAAAGAGGATGATAGCAGAAAATACAGAACTGCTTTTATATTTTTACCTAGAAAAAATGGTAAAAGTACTCTAGCAGCTGCAATCATTTTAACATTGTTGTACTTAGATAATGAGTATGGTGCAGAATACTACAGCGCAGCAAATGATAAAGAGCAAGCTAAGATTGTTTATTCTGTAGTGGCTGACATGGTGCGAAACAATCCAAAGCTAGAGAGCTATGTTGAGATATTTAAAAATAGTATAGTTTACAATGCACAGGGTAGCTTTTATAAGGCTATAAGTAGAGAAACAAGTACAAAACATGGCTTTAATACAAGCGCATTTATATACGATGAGCTACATGGTATGCGTGATGATGGTACTGAAAATTTGTGGCAAGTGCTTGAAACGAGTACAGGAAGTAGAAAATCCCCGATTGCAATTTCTATAACTACAGCTGGATTTGATAAATTTAGTGCGTGTTATCGCATGTACGATTATGCAAAACGTGTAAAAGATGGAAGTTTAATTGATGAACAGTTTTTGCCTGTTATATTTGAGGCTGATGAAGATGATGATATAAGTAATCCTAAAACATGGGAAAAAGCTAATCCTGGCTTAGATGTATCTTTAAAGCGCTCATATATGGAGCGAGAGGTTAAAAAAGCCTTAGCACAGCCTAGCTATGAAAATGTATTTAGGCGCTTACATCTTAATCAATGGACTAGCTCAGAATGTCGTTGGATAAATGACGCTGACATTATAGCTTGTAATGATACGATAAGCGATGAGGTTTTATTGAGTGCGCCCTGTTATGGTGGTTTAGATTTAGCATCTGTTAGAGATTTAACTAGCTTGGTTTTAGCTTGGAGGATAGGTGAAAAAATAATTTGTAAGCATTGGACTTTTATTCCCGAGGACAAATACGAAGGTAGAACAGGGGGGAAAGATGGCATAAATTATCAGCAATTTGCTGAATATTTAGAAATAACGCCAGGTAATGTTACTGATTACAATTATGTAAAAGCTAAAATTTTTGAAGTTTGTGAAAAATATAATGTGCAAAGTATAGCCTTTGATAGATGGAATAGTAGTCAATTAGTAATAGAATGTATTGAGGAGGGGCTAAAAATGAGTGCTTTTGGTATGGGTTATAAGTCATTATCACCAGCTGCAAAAGAGATAGAGAGCAAAGTAATGACAGGTGATTTTATATATTTTAATGATTCTGTTATTAGATGGCAATTTGGAAATGTACAATTAGAAACAGATCCAGCAGGCAATATAAAGCCAAACAAAGCAAAAAGCTCAGATAAAATAGATACAATAATGGCTTTATGTATGGCAGTAGGTGAGGAAATGTATTCAGAAGCTCCTGTAGTTAGTAAATACAAGCGAGATAATAAAGGTTTTTTTACAATTTAAGCTATTGCTTTATACTAAAAATATTTGTAAATTGCAAAAAAAATAAAATAAATGGGATTTTTTGACAGATTCAGAGCTAAAAAAGTAGAGCCTGAAAAGCGTAATTATTTAGATTATGCTATGGGTTTAAATTTAAGCTCTAAAGATGTATTAGTAACTCCTGAAACTGCTCTTACATTTAGTGCAGTATATGCAGCAGTTAGAGTTATAAGCGAAACAATAGCACAATTACCTTTTAATTATTACAAAAAAACAAACAAAGGCAGAGAAATTTTATTTGAAAATTCTTTGCAATTTTTAGTTAATAATGAGCCAAATGGCTATCAAACTAAGTATATATTTTTTGAAACTTATATAAATACTTTGCTTTTATATGGTAATGCTTATGCTTTTGTTGTTAGAGATGGCGCAGGTATACCTGTTTCATTAATTTGCTTACATCCTGATGATGTACAAGTAAAGCAAAAAAATAATAGATTAATTTATGAAGTAAGAAATGAGGGTATTTATGATTCTAGTGATATATTACATGTGCCTGATTTAACATTAGATGGTTATATTGGCAAAAGTAGAATATCAGCAGCTAGAGATAATATAGCTTTAGGTATTGCAGCTCAAACTTATGGTAAAAACTTTTTTCAATCAGGAGCTAAAATATCAGGAGTTTTAAAGCATCCAGGTCAATTAGGCGCTGATGCTATGCAATCATTAAGCCAACAATGGCACAGAACTTATCATAGTGGTTATGCTGGAGGTTTTAAAACAGCAGTATTAGAGGAAGGAATGGATTATAAGCCTATACAGCTAAGTCCACAAGATGCACAATTTTTAACTACTAGACAATTTTCTGTATTAGAGGTAGCTAGAATTTTTAGAGTACCTCCTCATCTATTAGCGGACTTAGATCGTGCTACATTTAGTAACATTGAACATCAAAGTACAGAATTTTTAAATTATTGTATTAGCCCTATACTAAAAAAGATTGAGGCAGAGTTTAACAAAAAATTAATATTTCAAGGTAATAAAGTAAATACTTACTTTGAGCATAATGTAAATGCTTTACTTAGAGGTGATGCCAAAAGTAGAGCAGAATACTATAAAAGTTTATTTAATGTTGGTGCTATAAGTCCAAATGAGATTAGAAGAAAAGAGAATATGAATGATATTGAGAAAGGTGATGTTTATTATGTGCCTATGAACATGATTGATTCTACTAAAGAAAATCCTAAAAATGTAAAGGTAAAAGAGCAACCTAAAGAAGATAAAGAAAATGGACAAAACAGAGATAAGACAATTTAATTTAGCAGAGTGCCGATTTGATAAGGCAGATGATGGTAGTACAACAGTTAAAGGATATGCAGCTGTATTTGATTCATTAAGTGAAGACTTAGGGGGATTTAAAGAAAAGATTGATAATAGAGCTTTTGACAATGTACTTAATGATGATGTTGTGGCTGTATTTAACCATGACATGAATATAATATTTGGTAGAACTAGCTCAGGCACATTAAAGCTTTCTGTAGATGAAAGAGGGCTAGTAAGTGAAATAAAAATGCCAAACACCTCAGCAGCAAAAGATACTATTGAGCTTATGCGCAGAGGCGATATAAATAAAATGAGTTTTGGGTTTATAGTAGATTCAGACAAATGGCGTGAAAGTGAAAGAGGTTATGTGCGAACAATCCAGGAGGTAAAAAAATTAATAGATGTTAGTTTAGTTACTAGGCCAGCTTATCCACAAACATCAGCAGCAGTACGCTCATTAGATGACTACAAAAAGAAAAAGAAAAAACCTAAAACATCTAATACTTTAAAAAATAAATTAAGACTTTTAAAATTAAAAAATGAAAAAGACAATTAAACAATTAAAAGATGAGAAAGCTGAAGCGCTTTCTAACATGACACAGCTTATCGAAGTAGCTGAGCAAGAAGACAGAAATCTGACAACAGATGAGCAATCTGCATTTGATGAAAGCGAAAAAATTGCCTCTGATATGGATGCAAGAATTAAAAGATTAGAGCGTTCTATGGAGCTTACAAAAACACCTGTAACTCCTGTAACATTTTCTACACAAGATGTAGCTAAGTCTGATAAAGATTTAAAACGTTTTTCTTTCACAGCAGCAGCTACTGCGGCTTATAATGGCCAAATGGATGGTATTGTTAGAGAAATGCACCAAGAAGCAAGAAACGAAAACAAAAGCCGTTTATTTAGAGGTGTAGGAATACCATCTATTGCTTTAGAAGCTCGTGCAAACTTACCAGCAGCAGCAGCAGAAGTACGCCCTACAGATGTAGGTTCATTTATTGACCAATTACAAGCTAACTCTGTACTTGTACAAGCTGGTGCAAATTTTTACTCAGGTATTTCAGCAGATAGAAAATTCCCTATTATAGCTGATATTGATTCAGGTTACTTAGCTGAAGATGGCGGATCAGGACAAGACCCTGATGGTGCTATTACTAATGTAACTTTGACACCACATAAATTAATTTCTGTTGTACAAATGAGTGCTGAAATGATGACACAAAACGCATCAGCAGAGGCAGCTTTACAGCGTAACATGGCACGTTCTATAACTGCAACATGGGAAAAGGCACTTTTAGGTAATGCTAATTTGAGTGCAGATGCACCAGCTTCAATTTACGCAACAGCATCAGATATTTCTGCTTCTACAAATGTAAGTGAAAATGACATTATTAATATGGAAGAGAACATTTTAGCTAAAAACTACAACCCAGCTTCTGGATCGTTTGCTTATTTGTTTAATCCAGCTGTATTAGCTAAATTAAAATCTGCTTTAGGAACTGATTATACTAATGGAGCATTTGCTGATTTTGCTGCTCGTGTAATGAATGGTTATAATTATTATGTTTCATCCAATGTAGGTAGCGGTGATACGCAAGCTTCTTTATTTGGCGATTTTTCTGATGTACATTTAGCTACATTTGGCGGGTTAGATATTATTTCTGACAGATTCACAGATGCACACAAGGGTCTATCTCGTTTAGTAGTAGTTTCATTAAATGATGGTAAAGCTGCTCATGCAAGTGGTTCAAACATATCTTTAACAAAAGCATTTATTTCATAATAAATACTTATAATTAATTTATAAAGGGAGTGGGTTAATTCCTACTCCCTTTTTTAATAATAAAACTATGGCACAACAAGCACAAGTAGAAGAAGTATCAGGGTCAGAAGTAATATCTTTATCTGAAGCAAAAGATTATTTAAGAGTAGATTTCGATACAGATGACACTTATATAACAGATCTTATAAAAATAGCTCGTATGCAAGTTTTTAAAGATACTAACACAGCTGTAGTAGAAACTGATATAACAGAGTATTTTGACAGATGGCCAAACAATAATATTATAAATTTAAAATATTCAGGTACTTTAAAAGATACTATGAGTGTTAAGTATTATGATTCTAGTAATACTTTAATAACATTAGTTAAAGATACAGATTACAGAGCTATTAATTATATGGGTATGCCTAAAATAGAAATGATTAATACGCCTAATTTATTTGATAGATTAAATGTTATACAAATAGCTTATGCTGTAGAACCTTATAGTGAAGATGAAACAAAGCCTTTAAAAATAGCTATGTACATGTTAATACAACATTTTTACGATAACAGAAGCCCAGTTAGTTATTTAAAGGTAGATGAAATGCCTTTAGCTTATAAACACATTATAACACAATACAAAAATTATATTTGGTAATGCAACCTGGAGATTTTAGATATAAAACAACTATTAAAACAATAACATTAGCACAGCAAAATGATTTTGGTGATTTTGCAACATCCGCTGAGGGTAGTGTTACAAGATTTGCTAAAATAAAATGGTTGCCCTCTGTAGAAAAAATAGAAGCTGAAACTTTAACTTTTCAAAGAAATGCAGAGTTTACTTATAGATTTGAAGCAGTTACAGAATTGTTAGAAATAATTGATACTATAACTTTTGACAACAATATATTTAAAATAGATAATGTTCAGTACAAAGGTTTTGCTAATAAGCAATATGTTTTAATTAAAGGAAGCACTTTTACAAGCTAATGTTTACACCTACAACAACAATAACAGGCGACAAAGAGTTAGATAAAATTTTAAAAGATTTAGGACAAAACGCTTTGAAGGATAGTCAAGTAAAGCAGGGTTTAAGAAAACTTGCCAAGCCTATTATCAAAACTATGAAGGATGAAGCTAAAGCAGAAAAAAAAGGTACTAAGCAACTATCAAAAAGTATAGGAATTATTAGGCGTGTCAAAAGTAAAAAAGGTAAGCCTTTTATATTAGTAGGGCCTAGATATTATTTTGCGGCCTTAAATCATCCAGTTGATATAGTTGAATTTGGTAGTGAAAGATATGATGTTGAATATGAGGGTAAAAAGTTTGTTAGAAAAACTTTTGAACAGCATAAAACAAAATTAACAAGCGATTTAAGAAAGCTAATTTTAGAATTGTTAAATAAAAAACTTAGAAAGTTAAAGTAATGGGAGCAACTGTAGGATTACAAATAGGTAAAGCAATTTTTTATATATTAAAAAATAATAATAACGTTACATCTGTAATTGGTATGAGTGCATCAAAAATACAGCCAGCTCCGTTAAAAGAGCAAGGTGATATAATTACAGCTTTAACATATCAAGTAGATGCTGTTAATCCTATAAATATTAAAAATGAAGGTTTAGAAAGCACTGCACCAATATATATAGTAGATTTTACTATAGAATGTATAGGCAATAAATATTCTAATTGTAATAATCTAGCTATGAAAGTATCAGAAGCTCTACAAGAAAGTCCAAACGGAACTTATAACACTATAAAAATAAATGGGATTACTTTACAAAGTGCTAGTGAAGATTATAATAGAGCAAGAAAATATTATAATAATAGTTTAAGCTTTCAAGCTCGTGTATTGCTATAAACAAAAAAAAAACGTAAATTGCAAACAAAAATATAAAAAATTAAAAAATGGCTACAGGATTAATTAACGGAACTGATTTACTTTTAAAAGTAGGTGCTGATGGTACAGAAGCAATTATAGCTGCTTCTACATCATGTTCATTAGAAGTGTCTATGGATGAAATAGACCAAACAAACAAAGATAGTTTAGGATGGAAAAGTATAATAGGTGGTACTCGTTCATGGAGCGTATCAGCTGATGCTTTATATCAAAATGAAGATGTCGCTAATACATCATTTGTTGATTTATGGTCGTATGTTAATACAAGATCAAAAATTTTTGTAGAGTTCACTGTTGAAGGCGGAAGCGCAGGTGATGATAATGTTTATTATGAAGGTTCAGGTTTTATAACCTCTCTTTCAGTTAATGGTGGAACAGAAGACCAAAGCTCATTCTCTGTAACAATAACAGGATCAGGAGCTTTAGTTGAAGATACATTTGCTTAATGAAAGCTACACCTGTTTTTATTGCTGGTCGGGACTATCCTGTTAAATATGGTTTTGCAGCTCTAAGGGCTTTTAGTGATGCTACAGGCACAACTTTGTCAGAGCTTGGAACTTTAGCAGATAATATGACTATAACACAAGCACTAGCTTTAGTATGGGCTGGCTTAAAAGATGGCGCTAGAGTTATGAAACAAGATTTTGTTTTATCTATAGATGATGTAGCTGATTTAATGGATGAAGATGAGGAAGCGATGAATAAGGTGCTTAAAGTGTTTCAAGATAGCTTAGCAAAGCCTACAAAAAACAAAGCAAAAAAAAAGGTAAAATAGAACAAAGGCAAGCCTCACAAACATTTGATGATTTAGAAGCTGTTGCTTTTGGAATGTTAAATCTAACACCCAATCAGCTAGATGATTTTACACCTAGAGAATTTGAGAACAAGCTAGCAGGATTTGAAAAGTTAGAGAAGCAGCGAGATATAAATGAATGGGAAAAATTTAGGTTATTAGCTGCTACATTATTAACACCACATACAAAAAAAGGAAAAGGTATAAAACCTCAAAAACTTTGGCCTTTTGATTGGGATGTAAAAGCTATTGGCCCAAAGATGAGCAAAGAAAGGCTAGAGTATTTAAAGCAAAGAAACAAAGCAATTAAAAGAAATGGCTAAGAATGTAAATATTAAGCTAGGCGCAAATATTACGGACTTTGAGTCTAAAATGAAACGTGCTCAGCGTACTTTTAATAAAACTGCTCGAAATCTAAAAAAGGTAGGGCAGCAGATGACATTAAGCCTAACTGCACCTCTTACCGCCTTTGCAGCTGCATCAGTAAAAGCATTTGACACACAAGCCAAAGCAGAAGCACAACTAAGAACAGCTCTACAAGGTAATGAAACAGCTTTTAAAAATCTTACAGATCAAGCTAAGGAACTACAAGAAATTTCTTTATTTGGTGATGAAGAAATAATTGCACAGCAGGCTTATTTAGCATCTTTAGGCTTAACTGAAGATAAAATAAAAGATGTTATAAGGGCATCAATGGATTTAGCAGCTGGTACAGGTCAAACTTTAGAATTTGGCGTTAAGAACTTAGCAAAAACATTTAGCGGTTTAACAGGTGAGCTTGGCGAAAGCATACCAGCATTAAAAGAACTTACAACAGAACAATTAAAAGCAGGTGATGCTGTTAAAGTAGTAGCTGATGCTTTTAAAGGACAAGCACAAGCAGCAGCTGAAGCTGGTTTAGGTGGCGTACAGCAATTAAAAAACTCATTTAGCGATTTGACTGAGGAAGTTGGTAGGGCATTAATGCCTATGCTTAATGATTTAGCAGACAAGTTAAAAGTTATTGTAAAAGGTATGCAAGACTTGACTGCTGAGCAAATAAAAACAAAAGTAGAAGTAGGATTGTTTGTAGCTGCAATAGGGCCAGCTATTTTAGCTTTAGGTTCTTTTTTAAGTGGTTTAGGTAAAATTAAAAAATTTTTAGTACAAGTTGCACGTTTTGCTATTCCGTTAGTAATTGAGGGATTTGGTTTGCTTACAGGTGCTATTGCTATTTTTTTAACCACATCTTTAGGGCCATTTTTAGCAGCAGGTGCTGCTATAGTAGGAAGTTTGTTTCTTTTGATGGATGCTTTATTTGATGCAGAACATGCACAAGTAGTTTTTAATTCAGCACAAGCAGATTCTATTGTATTAACAAAACAACAAGCCGCAGCTATAGATGGGATTATGATACCATTTGTAGCTGGTCTTAGCGTAGCTACAACTAGAGCAAAAGAATTAAAAATTGCATTAGAAGAGGTAGCCCAAGTATCTAGTGTAGATAATGATGATGGTGTTGGAGGTAAATTAATTAGGGTAAAACATGAATTAGATGAAACTGAAGAAAGTATGTCTAATCTTGGTAATACTGCTATAAATACTTTTAGCTTTATGGCTGATGGTTTGTTAAATGTTTTTGAAAAACAAACAGAATTTGTAGAGGTAATGGTAGATGGTGTTAGTACAATGGAAGAAAGAGTTATGTCTTTTGGTCAAAAGTTTGGAAATTTTGCAAAACAAATGATTAAAGATATAGTTAGAATAATAGCTAAGGCTGTTATTATGGCTGGTGTTTTAAGTTTGCTAAGTGGTGGAACTGGTGGTGTAGGAATATTAGGAGTAGGTGAAGGTTTAAGTTTTAATGAGGCTTTTAGTCAAGGTATTTTAGGTCGTGCTAGTGGTGGATCAGTAGTAGCTGGGCAGCCTTTTTTAGTAGGTGAGAAAGGGCCTGAGTTATTTATGCCTGGTCAATCAGGGACAATTATACCAAACAACAATATGACAAACACAAGTATTCCTGATGTAAAAATATCAGGCGAAGATTTAATTATAGTATTTGACAGAGCAAAACGACATAGAAATGCTTTAGGATAATGGCTTATAAAAACTATGTAAATAAATTTTATTCTCAAAGAGGTAATAGATACGACATAGAAATATGGAGTAAAACAGATAGCTCATTAGATAGCGTAGAGTTTGCTACAGGTAAAGGCGGTTTTAAGTTATCATATAAAGGTGGTGATGATAGGCAAGATATAACTATGCCTTCAGAAGTAACAATACCTTTTATTGTAAGCAATACAGATGACCAAAATTTTATAAATGGTTTGCTCACAGCAGATGACAAAGAGTATTTTGTTGTAATTAAAAGAAACTTTGTTTTGTTTTGGTGGGGTAATTTAAATGCTGGTTTTGATTCAAAAGAAAATAATTTTTTTCCTTACATATCTACAATTAAAGCAAATGATTTTTTAGGTGAAATAATTAACGATAAAGAATATAGTACTATAACAGATATTAATATATCTATAGCAGAAACTACTATAAAACAGTTCGTTGATGTATCAGAATTAACAGAATGGGATGCTGATATATTCCCTTTTGGGCAAGATGAGCTAATTTTAAAAACTAATTTAGCATGGACTGCTCCAAATCAATTATCTTATAATAATCAAAACAGCGTTTTTAATCAATTTTTTATAAATCCACAGGGTTTTGAGGGTTCTAGTAATAATATTGGCCAGTTTAAAAAATCAGATACCTTCAAAGAAGTTTTAAAAGCATTTGGTTTAAAAATGTTTTTAGCAGATGGTAAATTATATTGTTTGCAACCTTATAATTATGTCGATAATAATTTTTTATTCCAAAATTTTAACACAAATAATACATCAACTTTTTTTCCTGTTAATTTTAATACGCTTGACAATAGACAAAATGCACAAAATGATGCACAATCAACAACAGATTCAGAAGATGGTTTTGAACATACTGAATGGATATTAGAACCAGCAGATTTTACAAGTAGTTCCCAAAATTGGCAAGCAAACGGATCTGTAACACAAATAACAGAAAAATCATTTAATGTTGCTTTAGTTACAACTAATTTATTTATTAATTTAACAGAAGGTGAGTATTGTGTAAGCTATTCAGAAAATGATTTAAGTGTATATATAGCAAAAGAAGAAAATGGTGCTGTTACAATATTATTAAATGATTCAGGACAAACTAATTTTAGTATTGGTTCAAATGGTGGTGAATTAAGAGTATATTCATCTGTTGCTGGTACTTTAACAATAGATAATTTAGCTTTACAAAAAGGTAAATTTGCTCATAGAACTTTTTTAGCTGGTCATGCTTTTAGATATGATAGGCCTATAAGCCAAGTAACAGGTACATTTCCATTTGGCACATCTTCAGCTAGGGCATTAAGTAATTTTCCAAATACTGATGATACTAATACTACACAAAGTATTTACACATCTTTAACAAATATAGGAGCAATATCTACAAATATTGCAGATAATTTACTTATCAGATTTAATGTATTTTTTGGTGAACGATTTGATTTTAACGCTTCAAATAGTGGAGTAACGCATGTTGGAGGTAATATTGAACTTAAATTAAAAATAGGAAGTTTATATTTAAATGGTTTTCAAACTAATTTATCATGGTCAACAACAGATTCAACATTTAATATAATTATACCTATAGAAGCTTTACAAGGTAATATTGATGATAATTTTTGGCAAGAAACTACAGAAATATATTGTCAAAGTTATAAATCAGCATTAGGTGATAATTATTATTTTGGTCCAGGTAGCGCAGGTAGTCATGGTTTTGTAGGATGTAATTTTTTACATGATTTGCCGCCTTTAGGAGCTGGTGGTGATGTTAGTTTACAATTTGTAAGCGGTACAATTAACTATTATCTTAATCCTGATACATCAAATCCAAATGTCGATTCTACTCCATTAACTTTAACTAAAAATAATTTAGAAACGAAATTTTTTACAGGTTCTAAATATAATTATGACGATCCTGGTGTGCCTATACATTTTGAAATTATTTCTGATAATGTACAAGATGCTAGTACAGGCGTTCAATATTCTGCAAGTTCTGAATTTAGTAATTATAAAAAAGTTGATTTAGGAAATATTAAATTAGGCACATCAGGTGATGATACAACACATTTAAATTGTATAAAAGTTTTAGTAGCATCTGATACTTATGAAGTACCCACACATTTAAATGTTAATAATACAGGTACTAATTATCAAATGACAAGTTTATTGTTAGAACAATATTTAGAACCACAAATTGTACCTTTAGAAATTATTGAGGGTGATTATTATGTAAATGATTTTAGCGCTTTTAAATCTATAATACTAAATAACAATAAATATGTTTTTTTTGAGGGTAGTTTAAATGCAGAAAATGATGTTGTAAGTGGCTCATGGTATAAAATGGCAGCTAGTACAGAAACAATTAATTTAGATGATAATAATATTATATATGTAGAAGATGATACACCGCCTCCTCCTCCTCCTCCTAATCCACATGATCCGCCTATTGATCCGCTAGAAATAACTGAGTCTATTACTAAAGGTAAAGATTGGATTAAATTTAACTCTATTGGTTTATCAAGTTCAGCTATATCTACAACTGACACAAAAGTAGATTTAATGAACGCATCAAGAGCTAAATTATATTCAGGACAAAAATTAATTTTTGCAAAGCCTGATTTAAGTAGTGCAATTATACTTACAAAAGCTGGTGATTCTACTACATCAGATACACAAATTGATGTATCTTCATTTACTCCAGATGTTACTTACCCTGCTGGTTCAATATTGGCTATTGCAGAATTTGATTTAACAAATGTTATAACAAGTGGTACTACAACGCCAAATTTATACAAAGGTGTTACTACTACAGCTATATATTTATCAGCTAAAGAATTTAATTTACCTAGCGCATCAAGTTTTTCAATATATTCTCGTGATAATGTTGGTAGTGTACAGCCTTCTACTTTTGTAAATCGTTCTAAAATATACGCAACTTGTTATATACCATTAAATTATGAAGTTACAGATGTTGATATATACGCAAGCGCAAACAGAACAATAAGAATATTAACATCAAGAACTACTAATGATACTACAGTTGTAAGAGGTACAGGCACAAGTAACACAACCTTAACATTAAGTACAGCATGGGAAAGTATTGAGGGGGACTATATTATACTAGAATATGCTCCAGGTTCTGCTACAGATGAAATTTATGGAGCTAAAATAACTATTGCAGCAGTTTAAAATGGAAGAACAAACTTTTAATATTAGTTTAAAAAATTTAATAACAATCGGTGGAATTGTTGCATTACTTGTAGGTGAATATGTTGTTTTACAAAAAGATATAGAGGAAGCAAAAAAATTACCTATACCTATACAGCCTGAAGTTACAAGAGTTGAGTTTGAGATGCAAAATGATTTAATTTTGCAAACTATAGCAACAACAAAACAAGACTTAATAGAAATAAAAGAGGATATAAAAGACATTAAAAAAAAGCTATATAAATGAAACGAGCTGTACTTATAAGACTTGAAGACAACAGAAAGCAAACTCTTGGTAGATTATTTGTTTTTGATGGTTTGGATATTGAGTTTGAGTGCTGCACCTTAGAATTAGCTAATAATAACAATAAAAAAAACGTGAGTTGCATACCAACAGGAAGCTATGAAGTTAAGCCAAGAACATCAGAAAAATATAATAAACACTTTTTAGTTCAAAATGTAGATGATAGAGATTATATTCTGATACATCCAGCAAATTACTACACAGAGCTAAAAGGTTGTATAGCAGTAGGTGCTGATTTTTATGACATAAATAAAGACGGACATTGTGATATTACCTACAGCCGTAAAACTATGGCAAAACTTTTAGATATTGTACCGAATGGTTTTAATCTTATAATTATAGATAATGCCTAAAATTAAAAGAATTAGTCCACAAGTTTTAATTATAGAGCATGAATATAAATCAGGCTGGGAACAATGGTATTTACTTTCATCGGATCGGCATTGGGACAATCCACACAGCGATTTAAAACTACAAAAAACACATTTAGACAAGGCTAAAAAACGTAATGCTAAAATATTGGACTTTGGCGATTTATTTTGCGTTATGCAAGGTAAATATGATAGACGAGCATCTAAAACTGATCTTAGACCAGAGCATCAAGTTGATAATTATTTGGATGCTGTAATTAATACAGCTGTAGATTGGTTCAGTCCATATGCAGATATGTTTGCACTTGTTGCTGAGGGCAATCATGAAAGCGCTATAAGACGACATCATGAAACTGATTTAATAGAGCGTTTTGTTACTACACTTAATTATAAAAATAACACACAACTGACAAAAGGTTTATATACAGGATATGTCAAATTTAGTTTTAAAAAACAAAAAAGTAGTGAAAGACAAACGCCTGTAGTATTAAACTATACTCATGGTTATGGGGGTGGGGGGCCTGTAACACGAGGTGTAATTCAAACAAATAGAAAGGCTGTATATTTACCTGATGCACAAATTTGTGTTAGTGGCCACATACATGAGAGCTGGCAAGTGTCGATTCCTAGAGAAAGAATGAACCAACAAGGTAAAATATACTTGGATGAGCAAACTCATATTTGTTTACCTACATATAAAGAGGAATATTTACAAGGCGAAAATTATCATAGAGAACGCGGCAGACCACCCAAGCCATTGGGCGCATGGTTTTTAAGATTCTATTACGAAAACCAAAAAATTAAATACGAATTTATTAGAGCTAAATAATACCATTACAAAAAAAAGTTCAATGATTATTTGTTTTATTAAAAGTTAAATGTTTAACTTTGAACACAAATAAAATAACTAATTATGAAAAAGAAAATGCTAAAACAATTAAAGAGTCAACAACTTGAACTAATAAGTCTTATAAATATTGCTTGTATTTCTAGTATAGGCGGTAGAGATAACGGTACATTAAACAACTTACAGAGAGCTTTAAAACTTAA